CAGGTCAGGGTTACCGATCAGGTCGACGCCCAGGGCATCGCCACAGGCTTGGTAGTTCGCCCGGCCGGTGATCTGAATCAGGCCGCGCCCGCGGTAGTTCCAGCCATCGCCAGATGACGCATCGCCGTTACCCATGCGGTTGGCATAGGCGATGTTCGCGATCTGCTGCGGCTGGCGGGCGACCTGGGCGGCCAGCGCCGGGGTGAACCGGCTGGGCCAGGTCGCAACCAGGGCCTGGGCCCCATAGTTCAAGTTTTCGACCACCGACCGGAGCTGACCGGACTCGTGCCCGACCTGGGCCAGGAACGCGGCGACCCGCTGCGGGCCAGCGATCTGGTATGCATTCATGGCCGTGTTCAGTACAGGAACAAAAACGCCGGCTTGGGCGCCGGCGTTCGGGAGGATCTGCAGCAACTGCTGCTGGGTAATCGGCATGGGGTTCTCCGGGCACAAAAAAAACCGCTCAATGGCGGTCGGTGGTGGTCTTGGTATGGGGTTGGGCTATTTGGCGGCCTCGTCGTCAGGCACAACGGCGTCAGCGCCGGCGTACGGCTCCATGGCCTTCTGGCAGTGGCCTTTCTGGAACAGGTCCAGAAACTTGCACATGACGCAGCCCCAGCGCTTACCAGCGGCCTGGGCCTTTGCTGATCTGGAGCTGATCGTCTCACCTGGATCGCCGAGCAGTAGCGTGTTGCCGCCCTCATCGATCCAGACCAGGACGTTCAGGAAAAATCGTTTGAGTTTGTTCATGATCAGGCACCCGCCGCATGCGCTGTCCAGCCATACGTTGCCGGCTGGGGTAGTTCGGCAATCAATGCCGCGGCAGTTGGAATGACAGGGCTGGTCGCACTCTGCGCAGCGCTCCATTGCGCAAAGCACGCCTGCCACACCGCGTCACGCCAGGCAATGGCCGCCTTGGCATCAGCCGCCCACTGCGTCACGCTGCTGTTGATGTACGAAGCACACGATGCAAGCGAGTCGTAACCACTGGCCCGCGCAGTTGTATCGAGCCACTGCTGCACAGAAACTTTTAGCGCGGAAATAAGTTCTGCTGATGTCGCCGCAAAATGCGCGTTGACTTCGTCGTCAGTCATCTGCGTCATTGGGTCAAACGGATAGCCCATGTCTATCTGAGCCTCATCGTATCCCCACACCACATCATTGGGATCTCGATAGTATTTCATCTGCATGACGTGTCCCCTTATCTGAACTCTTGCCAAATATAAAGCGCACCGGTCGGGATCTGAACTTGGTATACAGAGCCCGGCGGCACCGGAACGCCGACGTTGCCCTGTTGCGAGTACCCCGCACCGCCAGTGTTGGTACTCATTACAGCGATCCCATCGACGTAGATGCTCATGACTTGGTAAGGGCTGGAGTTGTTGGTAACCGCCACATATATCGTTCTACCAGTAGTATTGGTGTAGTTGATATTGACACCCCGGCTGCTCGTGAGGTTTTGCCAAGCCTGACCAGCGCCGAACCCCGACAGCGCGGTGATAACCTGACCGCCAGCCCCTTGGATCCGCGATGGCGCCGTGGCCCAAGTGCCAGCCGTGGACTCTGTTATGTCGATAAAACCCACAACACGAAACGGTACGTTGGTCCGTGCCGTGGTCGAGTAGATAACGTTCGCCGCCGTTGCGGATGCACTGATTGCAGTAGTGCTAATCAGCGTGGTTTCATCCAGATTGTTACCACCTGACAAATTGACCACAGCAAGCTCTACAGTTCCCGCATTATCAATTGCAAGCAGAACAATACGAGCAGCGGTAGCGCTTATAGTCCCGAGTGTTGCGCCAGACGGTACGGTCAGGAAAAGTGCTGAAGGAATAGACCGAGTATTAATTGTCCCAAGTGAAAGTGTTGCAGATCGAAAGTCTAAACTTGTCGGATCAAGTCTAAACGTTAAAGCATTTGATGCAGTGCTAGCCGATATCGACTGAAGCTGCCTTGTGAATATCGGAAGCGGATCAAGCACCACCCAGCTTGTTCCGTTGTACTCAACATCAGTCAGCAGGCCGCTGGTGATGTTTGCCGATTGCAAGTTGCCGTTTTGGTCGAACTGCAACAAGTTCTTTGCGCCAGTCCCGTTGACGTTGAGGGTGTTCGAACCGGTGGTCCCGGCAGCGTTAAAGCTCGCGCGAAAGCGCTGGCCGGCTGCGAGCGCGGTGATCGCTGGGACCGGAGTCAGCGTGAAAGCAGGCGCTGTGCCCCCGGTGGTAAACGCCGTGCCGGCCTGGGCCTGGATCTGCCCCATTGGGACCGCATGCTGGCTTTGGGTTGCATTCGCCACCTGTTCCGGAGCGCCGGTGCACATCAGCAGGATGTACGAGCCACCACCCACAGAGGTGTTCCACAGGATCAAGGCGTCGCCTGTGGCAAAAAGCTCGCCATTTTGAAGAGCTGAATGTGCACCGCCCACAAGAGGGACGACGCCTAATCCATCGTTGATAGTGCACGCACCCGTGCTTGTAGTTTTCACCTTGAAACGCAGCGGCATCGATTCACTGCGGGCCGTGAGCGCTGGCGTGAAGTTGCAGACGTAGGCGTTTGCGACGCCGGTGTCGATGGCGAATGCCGTGTTGCCGCTTTGAATAGACTGCAACAGCCCAGATGGCAGCAGCGGTGCCGAGGCGTATTGCGAAATGCTGGTCGACGTGATGGTGGTCTGGCCGTACGCTACGGTAACGACCTGCAGGCCGACATAGCCCGCATCGGGAGCCGGCGTGGCCTGGCTGCCCGTGGTCGCCGAGACACCGGCCTTGACCGCGACTACAGCGCCCCCCTTCCGAGACGTGTTCTGAGTCAGGCCGTTGTTACCCATGCCGCTGAACGGAAGGCTCGGGTTTGCGCTGTTGTAATACGGCAGGAGGACAGGAGTCGAGTCGACGTCTTGATAGGTTGCTTGCACCAGATAGTTGATCGACTGGCCGGTGGTGGTCGGCGCAGCACAGGTCAGCGTGACCGCGTCGAGAAGTATGCCCTGCTTCATGATCGAGTGGGTGGTGTCTGCCGGGAGCGTAGAGAACGCCAGAGCGTCAATACTCGTCAGGCTGTAGATCTCGCCAGGAGCGACCACGACTTGCAGAGAGGCTGGCCCGGTTGGCGTTACAGCAAATCCGTTGGCGATAGTGCTGGTGCCAAGTACTGCGGCAGCGAGCTTGGCAGAACCAATCATCGCGTCTTTGGCCATTTGGAGCAGGCTGGTTTCCGGCAGGATTTGGCCCGGGTAAACGATTTGTCTGTCCATGGATTCCCCAATAAAAAGCCCGCACTTGGCGGGCCTTGATGAAATGTGAGTGGGTCAGTTGGTGATCCGGTACCAGATCGTGGAGCCGAACATTTTCGTGGCTTCGATGGCAGCAACGATGTCTGCATCCGAGACCTGCGGAGAAAGCTGGGTAGACGGCACAAGGCCGCTGGTTTGGCCGAGCCCGAACCAGTTGGTGGCAATGCCTGGCCAGTTGGCCGCGCCGTTGCCTGCTGGCCGATATGCCGTGACAAATGCCTGGTAGGGACTGCTGGTCGAGCCGAGCGGGCCGGCAACGCCAAGGCCCAGCGTCAGCCCCAGGCACCCGCAGTCCGCCGGCCTGGCTGGCTCGATAATCAGCGGGTGCCGCCCTGTCAGGTCGAACAGCACCTGATCCATGCCGTGGCGCGTGGTCCGCTCCCTGAAGATGTTGATCAGGATGCGATTGCGATAGCTAGGGTCGAGCTGGGTCGAGTAGCGGATCAGGTTGTTGCCGAAGAAGTCCAGCCCGATCATGTCGAGCCAGCCGTCTGAGGCGGTTTTGATCCGCGTCTGTGCCTGGGCATATAGATAGAGGGTGTAGCCCCAGGACAGCGCCTGTGCGTAGCCCCAGAGGGCGGCGTCACGTATTGGGTTGTTGTCGCCGAACCATCCGACCGGCAAGAGGCTTTTCAGCCGGCCGAACATGTCCGTTTGGTCACCTACCGCCATTTAAGCCACCGTGATTGTGCCGGGTCGGATGACCTGCTTGTTGGTTGCCGCGAGATCTGCCGTGCCGCTGTTGAGCAGCACTGCTGACACGTTGGTGATCGCAGGAGTGACCGCATAGGCAATGGCTGCGAGCTGCGTGTAAGGCAGAATCTGGCCAAGCTTTAGTCCTGAGATGTAGGTCTGAATGGCGGTGACCACTTGCGCCACCACTACGCTGTGCGTCACCGTGGAGTCTGTGGTGATGGTCATTCCAGCGTTGGCGGTGACCAATGAGGGGCCGAACACCCCATATCGCGTGGTAAAGCCCCTGGCTGCCTCAATGGCTGCCGCGGCATTCGCCAGGAATGTCCCGGAAGGCGACCCAGTACCATCGTCAACCACTGCGTAGAAGTAGCCATAGAGCGTGTTCCCGCTGTAGTCCTGGTTCTCCGTCAGGGTATAGGTAACACCGGACTGCATGCTGGCCAGGGCGTAGCCTATGGCGCCCTTGGTGCCCTTCGAGAGTGATTGCACCCATAGGACAAACCGCGCACGAAAAGCCGGGTCTAACTCCTGATCAACGCCATTGGCAAAAACCAACGCATTTGTAACGGTGTCGATGCCGCTGATGCTGCCGACGATTACCGTAACCGTTCCTGGGAGGGCATTGCCCGCGGAACCGGCGGTGCTGGCCACGACTGGTACTGTCACCGATGAAGTGCCGGCCGGCACCAGGTAGCCACCCAGCGTGGCGTTGTACAGCGGGTTCGTGGTGTCGATCGTCACAGCAAACTGCTGCGATCCATCTGTAGAGCCCACCAGGGCGCCGATCGGGATCAGCGCCGAGTTGGTCGGCGTAAAGCGCGAGTAGGTAACGCTGCCAGTGGCGAAGTTCGCAGAAAGCCTGAGAAAGCCGAAGTCAGCCATCCACGAGTCAAGATCCGTGCCCGATGATGTCGAGGCGCGGGTAGTGATCAGCAGCGTGACAATCAGCTGCTGGAGCCATTGCAGGATGCTGGCATTGCTTTCACAGATAGCCCTGAGCAGCGAGCCTATGGTGAAGTCGACCAGCCCAGCCGCCCTACCCTGAATCGCCGTTACCTGGTCTCTTACGAGATCCGTGAAGCTTTTGATATTGAGCGATGCCATCAGGGCGAAACCTCGAATGAAAGCGTCACCGGCTCGCCAGAGGCAGAATCGGTGTAGCTGATGTTGACGGCGAGCGTGTCATTGCTCGGCGAGACAGAAATCACGGGCTTCGGGGTTTTCGAGACGCAGTCCTCGAGCAGAATCTGGCTGCGGATCAGCGAGATGATCTCCGGAACGTTCATGAGCGCGCCGACGTACCGGCCCAGGCCGGCACCGTAGGTCGGGTCGAAAATGTAATCGCTGGGGTTGGTGATCAGGCGGCGCAAGACGCGCTGCTTGCCGCGCTCGAGGCCGGAGACGGTCGATAGGTCGCCAGTCGGCGAAGACGAAAGATCGCCGCCGACATAGTGGTTCAGGTCGTTCATGGGATAGGAGTTCCCGAGATGCCG